CGCAGGTGGAGGTGGTGGTGGTGGTGGTGGTGGTGGTGGAGGGGCAGGTAGAGGTAGATATGCAGGCAGAGATGCCCGTGCAGGTAGAGGTGCAGATGCTTGTAAAAATGCACGTGCAGGTAGATTAGCCCGCGCAGGTAAAGATGCCCGTGCAGGTAAAGATGCAGATGGAAGGTCTGGCACAACTACAGAACTTTTAAATCCTGTTTTGAGCACTGTTAAATTTTGAATAAATTCTTCTATTAATTGGTCTTCTACATATTTGTTTTCTTCTGCTATTGCTAATATGTCATTTATTCTTTTAGGACTAAGAACTGTATTAACACTTACTACTCTTGGAATGACTAATTGTAAAGGACGAGTAGTTCCAATAAATGGAACATCAAGAGTATAATCATCTCTTATATAAATTAACAAATCTTGTAAAGCAGGGTGTAAAATCTCAGTAATTTGTTCTTTATTGCTTATATTAGTACTATGTTTACTTTTCTCCATCTTTATTAAATCTATTAATTTTTGAATATATTCAGCTTTACCGTAGAGCATTGCGTTCTCAAGTATCTTCTTACCAAATATTTGTTTAATTTTATCCACAGCCTCTTTATAATCTGGATCATCTGGTCCTCTACCTTTATTATGTTTAATGTTACTTTTTGTTATTGCTCTTGCTCTTGTTCTTGCTCTTGTTCTTGTTCTTGTTCTTGTTTTTCTATGTTTTTTTTTTGTTACTTTACGCATATTATATATATATATAATAAAATATTAAAATATTAAATATATATTATGAAAAATTTAGTATTAATGTCTTCTTGAGCGTCTGCCTCTTCTTATTGACCCTTTTCTTGTTCCTTTTGTTCCTTTTCTACGTAGTTTTTTAATACGTTTTTTTCCTTTAGCTAATCCTAATGCTGCTCGCACAGCTTCATTTACTTCTAGCGCTGTCTTAATAGCTTCTTTTGTACCTTGCATTTCTCTATCACGAGCAGCATCAAATTGTTGGCCGGTTGGCATATTTATATATAAATAACTATATTATAAAATTATTTAAAAAGAAATTAATAAATTAATATTTCCTAAATAATATTATAAATCTTTGCTAAATAAATAATTATTTTTTTCTAGGGTGCATTTTATGGCGATTAGACTTTTGTCGGCGCATATTAGTTTTTTTATGACGCCTAGATTTGCGACGACGACGACTGCGACGGCCATTAGCTTCTTTGAATTGAGTACTATCGAAATCACTATCTTCATCGCTGGAACTAGAACTAGAATATCTAGCTGATATCATTTCTGCTACTGATTTTCGTGATGGTATAATTCTTCTAGTTGTTGTTTTAGTCGATTGTTGTGGTTTTGGAATGTTAATATTATTTAATTTGAGTAACATATTTCTAATAGTTCCCTCACTTTTAGTTTGTATATTTTCTATTATTTTATTGTTTCCACTTACTGAAGTTGCTAGTGTAATACCATTACTAGTTACCTTATTTGTAACCACTGCATAATTTTTATTAAGAAATTTTAATACTACTTCATTTGTAGTAGGATAACTAGCATATACAATGGCTACTCCTCCATTATAGTAAACAATAGAACCAGCCTTTAATGACATATATAAATATATAAATATTTTATATAAGAAATCCTAAATTATTTAGTTTATATTTTATAGTTTAAAATATAAAATATAAAATATAAAATATAAAACGCATTATAATCCTATATTAAAATCCTCCTCGTAGTCGTAATACAAGATGCAGTGTGCTCTCTTTTTGAATATTATAATCGTTTAGTGTTCGTCCATCTTCAAGTTGCTTTCCAGCAAAAATAAGTCGCTGTTGGTCGGGCGGAATACCTTCTTTATCTTGAATTTTGGCCTTAATGTTGTCAACTGTGTCAGACGACTCCACTTCTAGTGTAATCGTCTTTCCTGTAAGTGTTTTTACGAAAATTTGCATAGCTATACTATATATATGTTATTTTGTTTTTATATTTATTTTATATATTATATAAACATATTTTATATATGACCACGTGTTCTTTAGATGTGTGTGCTAATGTTTTTAAAGTATATGTGTGTGATTATATATTTATGATGCGCATAAAAGTTTCAGATGGTCCATTAATTAATGGTAACACTTATGCTGAATTAGAGCTGTATTATAAATCAACTGATTATGATGCAGTAGATAAAGTATATTATGTAGAATATGGACCTAATCCTGTAAGAAAATATATTGGTTCTAATGTTATATGGAATGCGTGTAATGATTACGCTAATGATAGCCTTATTGTATTGGATTAATAATAACAATAATAATCTCTCAAAATAGTTTTTTTAAATTTATAAATTTTTAAAAGTTATTAATTTATAAATATTCTAAAATTGATAGTTATTAAAAACATTAAATCTTAGTAGTATAATAATAATACTATGAAAGTTTTAGTATTTGATACCGAAACTACTGGACTACAAGAAAAAGGCGCTTCGATTTATGATAAATCAAAGTGGCCATATATTGTTCAACTCAGTTATATTTTGTATGATTTATCGGCTAACAGTGCATTAATTGAAGATAATTATATAGCTATAGATGGATCTATTGTTATTTCGCAAGAAAGTTATAATATACATCATATAAGTAGAGAGATTTTAGATGTACAAGGAATAAGTATTGTGGAGGCATTAAAAGAATTTAATAAACATTTAAAAATATGTGATATTGTAGTCGGGCATAATTTATCATTCGATAAACGGCTTATTTTTGTAGAATGTTTTAGAAATAATGTTAAGCAATATTTTACAGAGTTTAAAACTAATGTTATGCATCATAAGACGGAGTATTGCACTATGAAAAACACTGCTGAATTTTGTAAGTTAGAGAGATTAACTGCAACAAATCAAGTATATTACAAAAACCCGAAGCTTAGTGAATTATATACTATATTATTTCCAAATGATCAAGTTCCCAAAGATTTGCACAATTCACTTGTAGACGTAGCAATGACTTTAAGATGTTACTTAAAATATGCTCATAATTTTGATATTAAAGAAGTCAATAATACTCTTAAACCACTATTTTTAAGCATTTAGCAAATAAAATAATATATAAAAATTAAGGATAAAACACTATTATATATTATAAATAATATATAATATTAAGTATGTTAAAACAATTTGTAATAAAAAATATAAATTTAGTATCAATAGTTGTTTTTTTAATATTGTTTGCACTAGTAATGTTTATAAAACCGTCCATTATTTTTGATACTAATGGACGGCCTCGCGAATTTGGAATAGGTTATAAAAATAAAACAATATTACCATTATGGTTAACAGTAATAATCTTAGCAATAGCCTCGTATTTCTTTATTGTATGTTATATAAATTTTGATAGATATAATTATTAGATTATTAGATTATTCGGCCGGATTAGCATCTTCATAATCTTTAATAATTTGGTCTACTGATTTTTCACACGAAATACCTATAATGTAATTATAGCTGATTGAGCTTATTAAAATTCCTGCTAATATATACCATACGATTTTACCTATAACGTGCTTTATTGTGATTAATTTATATAAATCTATAATATCTTTATTTTCTGTACCCTCACCACTATATTCAATTATATTTGTTTGTCTCAATTCACCAATAAAAGCTTCAAAATTAGATAAATTTATATCTATTTGGTTTATAAATTTAGATTTATTATTTTTAATTGTATTAATAGCTTTAACTAAATCTGGTTTTTCTTCTACATTAGTATTTTCTGGCATTAATTTTTCTAATGCAGTCGAAACACCTAACATTGATACAAACATATATCCAATAGTATTAGAAAAGGGAGAGACCCAACCTGGAAATAATTTTAAAATAAAATATAATAATACAAATATTACTAACCACGGCATAACTGTAACTATTAATATATAATTCCATTCAATATTTTGATCGCAAATAACTCTAGAATTATGAACATTTAAGAAATATGAACCTATAATAATAAATAATATATATATAAAATTAATAACATTGCTATCTTTAGAGTTATTAATAGCTACAATATCTGAACTTTTATTAATGGTAAAAACAGTAAAAATTAAGAAACCTAGTGATACTAGTATAAAATATATTAGTGTAGTTGCTGGGCTTGGTACATCTCCTTCTGCCATATTAGTATAAAATAGACTAATATAATAAATACTTATTTAATACTTATTTAATAGCTATTTAATACTTATTTAATAGCTATTTAATACTTAAATAAGTATTTATTTTATATTATAAAAAAAGCGCTACTTATAAATAATGAATTTTGATATTGCAAATTATACAAATTTACAATTTAGTAAATCAATTAATAATCCAACTAGTAAACCTAAATTAGTAGACAATGGAGTAAAGTATTTTTTAAGAGAGGTTTTAAAAAATTGCCATAACTATAAACAAAAAAATTACAATATTTTTTACAATATTACTATGTTTATAGTTTTTGTAATAATATTAGGAATAATATTAGTTACGCGCTATAAAGGAAATGCTATGAGCAAAAGATATTATGAGAAAAGTATGAAAGATAAAGAATATATAATGTCTAAATTAGTTTATTATAATCGCCAAAATTTAGATAATCAACAAAGAATAAAAAATAATATGATAACAAATTTACCCGACTATAGTAATCACGTAGAGGCTAATTTATTACATAAAAATTTGTATTTTTCTTAGTGCTTATTGCTTAGTGCTTATTCGCTTTACGCTTAACAATCATATAAATTTATTAAATTCTATTTAATACCTTTTAAAATATATTAGTAAGCATACTATAAATTCTAAAGTAAAAATAAATATATACTATATTAATAATATAGTAGCTTAATATGACATCTGATACTTATTATAAAGATATGCAAGACTATTATAAATTAAAAAATAGCTATGAAACAGTAAAACAAAAGAAAATAAATGAATTAGCGGGGACTTATGGTAAAGATTATGATCAAAAGAAGCAGACTTTTGCCAAACTCAAATTAAAATGTATAAATTGTAAGCAAGACGGCGGAACCCTATTTACTGAAAATAGTGAATTATTAAGAGCAACTTGCGGTAATAGTGTAAAGCCTTGCAAATTAGATTTAGCTATTAAACGAAAGAAATTTGCGCATATTAGTGAAAAATTAAGCACTGCAAAGCAAGATCTAGAAAACTATAAAAAAAATATTATAACTACCAAATTAGACTTCCTATTCAATTATATTGAAGAAGATCGAGCAATAGAAACATTCGAACTTTTGAAACAACAGTTAAACGCTAGTCAAGAAACTTACATAAATTTATTAACTTTATACAATTCTATTACTCACAATGAAGAACTACAAAATTTAATACAAGAAAAAATATTGGTTTTTGAAAATAGTAAAAAACAATATGCTGAGGCGCTCGATTTATATAAATCAAGCGGACAAATAACGTATTTAAAAAATGCTATGGAAATCTATAACACGAAAATGGCGCCATTAGGTAGTGAAATAATGAATTTAAAATATAAGTCTTCTTATGTTGAAAAAAATGAACAAGACCAATATATCTTTTTTCAAAACGCATACAATTTAGAAGATTTAATAATTGAATTAAAAGATTAAAAAGATTAAAAAGATTAAAAAGATTAATTATTTTAAATATATTATTAAATATATTATTATATTTATAGAAAAGCTAATGGTAAATAAGTCTAATAAATTTTTTACAAGAATATATAGCTCAACAAAATATATAAATATTACTGTTTTTTTAATCACTTTTCTATTAGGTCTAACATATATGTATTGCTTTGACTATAATAGAAAAGTTGTTGTATATCCTACACCTCATAATATAGATAAAATCGAATATAAAGACGAGGCCGGAAATTGTTATGGTTACAAAATAAAAGATGTTAAATGTCCTAGCAATAAAAGTAAAATAGAAATTTTGCCGTTATAGATTATAGATTATAGATTATAGATTATATTATAATATATAATATATAATATATAGATTATATAATTATGATTAAGAACGTTGTTAAAAACTTAATGTATACAAATATGGGCAAAATAATATTATCAGTATTATTAGGGTTGGGATTTGCAACACTATTTAGACAAATATGTAATTCTAAAGACTGCTATAGATTTATAGGTCCTCAACATAACGCATTAAGGGACAAAATATTTGCAAGTGACACGGATAAAACAAAGTGCTACTCTTTAGTAGAAGAAAATATACAATGCGGGTCAAAAAGCAAAACGCTAGACTTTTCTACCAAATTTATGTAATATAAAATATAAAATATAAAAAATTGATTTAAAAATAGCTACAATCAGCTATCTATAATTAACTAGCATTAATTATGAATATTGATACTAAGGTTACTTATAATATGCATGCTGCAAATGCTACAACACAAGAAGATAACACTAATGTACTATTAAAGCTGTTTTTATACATTGTATTACGCTATTTTATTTAGTCTAAAGAATTTTTAAATAATAAAAAAAAATTATTTAAAAAAACACTGCGTAGTAATATTATTATTATGTCGTCTCCTGTTGAAACATTTGCTTTTCAGGCTGAAATTAACCAGCTTATGTCTCTTATTATTAATACTTTTTATTCAAATAAGGACATTTTTTTACGTGAATTGATTTCTAATTCATCTGATGCACTAGATAAAATTAGGCATCATTCGTTAGTTGACAAGAGCGTATTAGACAGTCATAGCGAATTAACTATTCAAATTATTCCGGATAAGGCAAACAAAACATTAACAATTTTGGACACTGGTATTGGTATGACCAAATCGGATATGATTACTAATCTGGGAACAATTGCTCAATCTGGAACAAAAGGGTTTATGGAAGCTATGAAAAGTCAGGGGGACATTAATATGATTGGGCAATTCGGAGTTGGGTTTTATTCTGCGTATTTAGTTGCTGAGCGGGTTGTTGTTACATCTAAAAATAATGATGATGAGCAATATGTGTGGGAATCTAATGCCAGTGGTTCATTTACTGTTAAAAAAGATGACACAGGTGTCGACCTTGGACGTGGAACAAAAATCACGTGTTATTTAAAGGAGGATCAGCTTGATTATTTAGAAGAAAGTCGGATTAAGGAGCTAGTTAAAAAGCATTCTGAGTTTATTAACTATCCGATTAGTCTTTATGTGGAAAAAACGGTATCAAAAGAAGTTGAACTAGAAGAAGGTGAAGGTGAAGAAGGCGAAGAAGGTGAAGAAGGTGAAGAAGAATCGCCTTGTGAAAAATGTGACCCAGAAATCGAAGAAGTTAAGGACGAGGACTTAGCTAATATTGAAAAAATGGCAGAAACAGAGACAGAAACAGAGGAAGAAACAAAAGCAAAGAAAACAAAAACAGTTGAAGAAGTTGTAAGTGAATATGTATTGCTAAATAAGCAGAAACCTATTTGGTCTAAAAAACCGACCAGTATCTCACACGACGAATATGCATCATTTTATAAATCACTAACAAATGATTGGGAAGACCATTTAGCAGTTAAGCATTTTACTGTTGAGGGTCAGCTAGAATTTACTGGTCTATTATATGTTCCAAAGCGTGCTCCTTTTGATCTATTTGAGCCAAATACAAAAAAACACGGACATATTAAATTATATGTTAGACGTGTATTTATTACTGATGATTGCGAAGATTTAATTCCTGAATGGTTAAAGTTTGTAAGAGGTGTAGTAGACTCCGAAGACCTTCCGCTCAATATTTCGCGTGAAATGCTGCAACAAAATAAAATTTTGAAGGTTATTAAGAAAAACATTGTTAAAAAGTGTTTAGACTTATTTGCAGAGATTAAAACTAAAGACGAAGACTATGCTAAATTTTATGAACAATTTAATAAAAATATTAAGCTTGGAATTCACGAAGACAGTTCAAATCGTGAAAAATTAAGTGAGCTATTAATGTTTCATAGCACGAAGTCGGGGCAAAAAATGGTTTCACTAAGCGATTATGTTGCTAATATGCCGTCTAGTCAAACGCAGATTTATTACATTACAGGCGAATCGCTAAAATCCGTAGTAAATTCGCCATTTATTGAACAATGCAAAATGCGAAATCTTGAGGTTCTTTTTATGATTGATCCAATTGATGAATATTGTGTTCAGCAACTTAAAGAATATCAAGGAAAGTCGCTAGTTTGTGTTACAAAAGAGGGTCTAACGTTTGAATGTAGTGAAGACGATAAACAAAAATGGGATACTTGCGTAAATGATTTTAAGCCACTAACAGAGAAAATTAAGGAAATCCTTGGACCTAATGTTGAAAAGGTCGTATTAAGCCAGCGTGTTGTTAACTCCCCTTGTGTGTTAGTAACGGGTGATTATGGTTGGACAGCTAATATGGAACGAATTATGAAAGCACAAGCACTACGTGATACTAATAATTCATATATGATGTCGAAAAAAATTATGGAAATCAACCCGCATCATAGTATTATTAAATCACTTAAAGAGCGTATTAAATCTGTGGACAATGAACCAATGATTAGAGACCTTGTAAGTTTATTATACGAGTCGTCGCTAATTTCAAGTGGATTTAGTATTGAAGAACCGGGTACTTTTGTAAATCGTATTAATAATATGATTAAGCTTGGGCTTTCGCTTGATGAGGACGATGAAAAGACTGTAGATGCTAAACAAGAAGACGCTAAAGAAGAAGAAGTAAAGAAGGAAGACGTAAATGCAAATGAAGACACTGAAACGCATATGGAAGAACTAGACTAAACTAGACTAGACTAAAGTAAAGAAATAAATTAATTAATTGTCTAAATATTAACTATTAACTATTAAAATTATTATTTGTTTAACAATAATTTTAATTATTTTTTTGTCTAAATTTTATTTGCGTTATTAAATGAATAAATATTTAGAGAACTATATTAATTAATTAATGTCTTCAAGTGGAATTACTTCTATAAATGAACTTCCTTTATTTAATAATCAAAATCAAAATGGACATATACAACAACAACAAATGATGAGCCAGCAACCTCAAAATGTTGTTTTAAATAGAAATGAAATTGTATCAACTAATAATAATCAAATGTCGACGACGAGTTATACACAATTATTGCCAACAAGTGGTGGATCTACTATGAGCAATCCATTAACTATGGAAAATAGTCAGCAAAGTCAGCAAAGTCAGCAAAGTCAGCAAAGTCAACCCAATTATAATGAATTAATAACTCAAATACAGAAGGCAGCTGTTTATGGATCAACGGCATTACCTTCGCGGGATATTCCAATGGAACCTTTAAAAGTTGCAAATGATGTTCAAAGTCAGCCCAATTATATACCTCCTCCACGGTTTCAAGAAGATTATATTAAAAATAGCATAACCCCTCAAAATTTGGTAGACACTAATTCAAGACAAATAAAAAATGGTGCATATTTTGATAAATTATATGGCGAATTACAACTACCAATAATAATTGCGCTATTATTTTTTCTATTTCAATTGCCAGTAGTTAAACAATATAACAAAAAGTTGCTTCCATTTTTATTTAAAAGTGATGGTAATCCAAACTTATACGGTTATATTGCTAATAGTGTATTGTTTGCATCAATGATTTATGTATTATTAAAACTTGTTGCTTATTTAGCATAATAACTATTGACATAATATGTATTTTAAATATATATTATGTTTTTGTTTCTATATTGTTTCTAAACAATTCTTTATTTTCTTCTAGATTTTTTAGCGCCTCTTTTTCTGCGCGTCATTTTTCTTGGTCTTAAATATTTTTTGCCAAATGCGTTTCCAGATGAAGTACTAGATGAGGCTCTTGATGGTGTTAAATTTAAATCTAAGTCATCTAGTGATAAATGCATAGCTGGTTGTCTAACAAGACTGGTTGGACGTGTCCCTATATTAGGTTGGCGTTGTAGTCTAGGTGGTGCAGATAAAGGAGGTGGTGCAGGTGGAGGACTTGGAAGACGGGATGGGCTACTGGAAAGACGGGGTGATCTACTGGAAAGACGGCTTGAAGCTAGATCTATTCTGTCGCGCGTATCAAGAATTAACACTAAATTAGCTGTTTGAACAATAGCTGCTGTTGTTTGTTGACTAAGACTGCGTAAATTGCTTATTAGTGAATTTAATGGTTGATTACTAATGTTGATGTTTTTAATAGTCTCTCCACTAATGATTACACTGTTGATACTATTAAGGTCATTATTAAAGGATTGTAAATAACTGGTCCTCAATGCTTTAACTCTATTTATATTATAAATTACTAGTTTAACTTTAAGCTTAATAGTAGCTATATTTGTATTTAATGAACATAATTTAATAGTTAATAGTGTTAATTTTAATAAATTTTCTAATTCTTTTTTTATAGCAATTAGTCTTCCTAATTCTGACTTTGGTGGTATTGGAGACATATATATATTATTAATACATTATAATAATATATAATATTAATAATTAGTTTATTTTCCATATTTGCAATATTGTTTTTGAGAGAAGCCACGTGGTCTTCTACAATTAATAGACTTCTTATATTTTGCAGTCCATGCTCCGCCCTTTTTGCCTCTTTTTTTAGATTTGCGTTGTCTTTTACCTTGTCCTATATTTTGATTTATAGTTAATATACGGTATTCTCTAGTCATTGTATCAAGTTCATTTTGTAATTGGTCTTTTTGCTGTGTTAATACTCTAATGTCGTCATTTAAAGATTTATTCTTTTCATTTGCTTTAGCTATGAGTTGTAGATTAGACTCTGCTGTTTGTCTTAGTGGTTTAATAATTTCTCGAGTAGTAGCATTAATAATATCACGAAGACGAGTTGCCTTGGTTTCACGACTTCTTATACCTTCTACATCATTGGGATGTGTTCTACTATAATCATTATAACTGCGTAATGCCCTAGCATAATCAATTCCACTATTACCATGCAATCGTTCTCGAGTAATTCGCATTATTTCTTGAGTTAAATCGTGTACCACTACTCTAGCACTAGTAGCATCGCTATTTGCTGCTAGTGCTCGTTCGCTAAAACTACTTATATCAGCTTCTAATTCAGCTATTATAGTTATAAATTGTTTTATTTGTTTTGCTAAAGCTCGTCTTCTATAGGCTAAACTTGGTTGATGTGGTCGTGCTGAACTTCTTATTGGTTCAGGGTCTGTAGTTGCTATACTATTAGACATATTATATATAACTTACTATTATAATAGTATAATATTATAATAGTATAGTATTATAATATTATTTGTGCTTTTTTTCTAAGAGTGATGTTTTTTGCCCTTTTTTTTAGATTTGCGTTGTCTTTTACCGCGCGCTTGATTTGACGCTCTATCACTAATAAGTGCAATTTTAAGTCTATGTTCAAGGTCGCTTACGATCCTCTTTATACTTTGTTGTTGTTGATATAAACTATAATGGTGATCGCCTGCTAATCTGTAAGTTTCGCGTGCTAGTTCTTTTTCAGCAATAATAGGAGCAAGACCTGTTTCCATTAGTTCATCAAAAAGAGCGCTAACGTGATCAAATCTTGGTTTTAGATTATTAAAATAATTTATATCTGTGTTTTCATCTTCATTATTTACATATTCTGTCCACTGCCTCTTTAGTTCCTTATATTCCATCCCTAAGTTGGACTGATTAAAATTCGTAAGAAGTGTGTATCTTAAATTATCACGTTCTGTTCTCAACCTTTCATAGCGGTCGCCTTCGTCATCTCTGCGTCTTAGTGCTTGGTCAACTTCAATTGATAACGCATCTAATGCTGCGCGTTGTTGTCTTAAATCGGCTTCTAATTCTCTAATAGTATTTCCTAAAACGGTTCTTCGCATTTCTAAAGCCTGTGTTCGTCGCGCTAATGCACTTGGATTATTTCGTCTTCGAGTTGTCGACCTTAAATGCATTCTAGGGGTTCTAATAGTATTTTGATTAATAGTAGACATATATTATATTATATTAGCACAATATAATATAATAATATAATATAATATTCTAAATTTCATATTCCTCTTTTTCTTGTGCGTTTTCCTTTTTTGCCTCGTTTATGTGTACGGCGACGTTGTCTTCTTATATGACCTCTACCTAAATCTATATTTATGTCATTGCTTTGACTGTTTGCATCATCACGCGCTTGTGTTAAATCGTGCGTTAATAATGAGTGATTTATTAATCGTCCGTCTAAATTTCGATAATTTCTATAGCCTTCATCATAATTGGTTTGTGCTAAACCTATTTCTTCTTGTATTGGAGCAATAAGCGCGTGGGTATTAGCGTACATTGCGTCACCAAGAGCATAAAGTTCAGCTTGTAAGCTTTCTATTGTTTCAATATCATATGGTCTATTGAGTTGATACTCAGTAAGCATACGTTCTACTTCGCTCACACGTTGTCCTTCGTCTGTTTGAACTAGTTCTTCTATTTGACTTCTTTGCGATGTATTTCTTAATAAGTGTGGTAAATAACGTAGTCGTCGCGCATCATCAAGCATATGGTTTTCTGCTTGTTGTACTTCTTGTGCAAGAGGACCATATTCACGTGATCTAGCATCTAATGTTGCATTTAATGTATTTAATTCAATTTCTAATGCACGTCTTCTAATTCTTAAATTTGAACGTTGTCGTGCTGTTAATGGTCTTGGTCTTAGTCGAGTTGTTGGTGGAGACCTTAAAGGCTGTATTACAATA